GGGAATACGCAGCCCTTCCGTAACGCTTTCAGCACTGTCAGCCAGGCTATCCAGCTGCCGTTCGGCACTCTGGATAGACGACTTCAGGGTCTCCAGCTTTTCCTCACCCAGAAGGTGCGCGCTCTGCCGGGCCGCACTGGCCGCACGCAGAAAATTTCGCAAGTTGCCACCCTGCGCCGCCATGGCGCTGTCGTAGCTTTCTTGCGCACTGGTCACCTGCTCCTGCACTGCGGCCTTAACCTTGTAAACCGTTTCCAGCCAGGTACCGATGCTCAACACGGCAAAGTCCGTTTGCTCTTTGTAGAGTCGGTCGAACAGTTGCCCCGCCCCCTCGCCGGTGTCGTAGAAGCTTTGGCGGATACCGGTAAAAATTTGCAGCAGTGCCGCACCGGCACTACCCGCTTTGCTGGCGCCTTGTTGGGCTTTGTTGCCCACCTCTTGCGCGGCTTGGCCTTGCTGCTGGTAGGCCTGCGTGGTTTTTTGGGCGGCCTGCGCTTTCTGCTTTTCACCGGCCGTAGCTTGCTCGGTGGTTTTCTGTGTGGATTCAATCGCGGCCTTGGTGCGCTCCAACATATCGCTGGCGGCTTCGGCGGTGCCTTCCAGCGTCTGCTTGTATTGCTCCAGCGTTTTCAGGTGATCCATTAACGCGCTGTCCGTGCGCTTAATCAGATCCGCCTGGGCCTCTTCGCTTTCCAGCTTCTGGTACGCCGCCAACCACGCTTGCACCAGCAAATCCGCTGCTTCCTTTCCCTTGTAGCCAGCATCTTCGATCGCCAGCGCGGCAGCACTGAAAGAATCAATCGCCTCGCGCTCTACCGAAGAAATGCCGGTTTTCAGTTGGCCCAAATCCAGCCCCAGCTTTTCAAAGGCCGCACCCAGCCTCTGAGCGGAACCCTCCATCGGGCCGAACGCTTTAGCGATTTCCTCTGGTACTGCCACACCAGCTTCTTTCAGCGCCTCTATCGATTCGCGCAACCGTGTGACAGCTTGAACGGTATGGTCGGTTTCAAATTCAGCCAGCCATTCTGATGCCGACTTACCTGTGGCCTTCAGGTCTGCATCCAGTTCTTTAAGCGCATTACCGACAAGCTGCAAATTGGCTGACTTGAGCAGTTGGCTACTTTTAACCCACGAATATGTGAGGTCGTTGATACTGTTCGTTGCGCTAAGAACATTCGCTTCGAGGTTTTTCTTAACTTCCTCCGCCGCTTGACGGGTCGCCTCTTTAGCGGCCTCCAGCCCAGCCTTGGCGGCTTCTCCCGCATCGGTAAACGCACGCTCATAGTGGCGCTGAATATCGCGGCCATCCTGCGCGACCTGATCCACTAAATCAGAGGCACCAGCCAGCACGTTGTTAGCGAAATCATCAAAGCTGCGCGACAGTGAGTTATCGCCAAAAACACCGGCGAGTCCAGAAATGCCCTTAGCCATTAGCCCAAGGCTGCTCATGACACTGGCCACCGCCAGCTTGGCGGACGCTGTCAGGCCATTCCAGAAAATCGCGAACCCAGCAGCGGTCTTATTAAGCACATCGAGCGTGGTGCCGAACGAATCAGACACACCCTGTGCCCACTCTTTAATGCTGCCGTCTTTCTGCATTTCCCGCAGAGTGTCGAGCAATCCTTTTAGGCGCTCTTTGAGTGCGTCCAGGGCTCCGGATTTAGCCGCCTCTTGGAAGAAGTCAGTGATCTCTTTACGCAACGCCTCCACAATACCGGTGAAGGTTTTCGCCCGCTCCGCACCGGCCCCTTCGGACATCCGCCCAAGCTCATCGATCAACTGGGTGAGCGCATCCCGCCCAAGCTCACTGGCGCTGGCCATGTCGCGGATTTCCGCACCCGATTTGCCAGTGATCGCGCCCAAGGCCTCCATGATGGGGACGCCGGAATCGGTGATGCTGTTCAGCTCTTCCAGCTGCAAACGCCCACTCTGCCAGGCTTGACCCAGCTGAGTGATCACGGTGTCCAGTGTTTGCGCACCGCTGCCATACTTGGCATTCGTATCGATCAGGCTTTGCAGGGAACCGTTCAGGGGATCAATGCCCGCCACCTGTAACCGCCGCGCCGCCTGCGCCGTATCGGCAAGACTCTGGCTGTTGCGCTCGGCAATGCGGTCCACTTCTTCTAGGACGCGCTTACCCTCTTCCATGGAGCCATAGAGCGCACCGAACTGCCGCTCAAGTTCCTCCAGGTCACTACCCGCCGTAACCAGCTTGGTAATGCCTGCCCGCAGCGTCTGGAAGATGCCAAAGCCCGCCGCCAACCCCAGCAGCTTGCCTTTGATGCCCGCCATGGCACTACCGAAGCGGTTACCCTTGGCGCTGGCACGCTCTAACGCTTCGCCATGCTCACGGGCCTCTGCGGTGGCTTTGCTTAGCTTCTGCTGGGTTTGATCCAGTTCTTTCTGGATGCGGTCTTCCGCCTGCCCCAGCTCATTGGTGTCGATACCGGCTTTGTCGAGCGTGCGGCTGTATTTCGCCAGCTCTCTGTTGCTGCGCCCGTACTCGGTGGTAGCAATGCTTTGCGCGGTTCGCGCTTGCCGCACTGCCACGGAATATTCGGCCTGGCTCTGCCCGGCTTTTTTGCCTTCGCGCTTCAGGTCTTCATAGGTATGGACCTGTTTGTCCATTTCCTTGCGCGCTTTTTCGGCCGCTTCCTGTGCCGCTTTCCAACCCTTGGCCGCTTCCTGCTGTTTATCCAGTTCCCGCAGTTCCGCTTCCAGCTTTTCCGCTTCGCGCTGCACTTCCTGCAGGGATTCCGCAGCCGGATCTGCCTCTGGGCTGATCGCGTTCTTGGCCTTCAGTACAAGGCTGACTACGGCTTCTTTAAGTGCCATACTTCGCTCCAGAAACAAAAAAGCCCATAAATCAATGATTTACGGGCTTCCCACTCATCCTGTTAATTGTATATTTAATCGCCAAACGCTTGACAAATCTGAATTAGGGTATTGACAGATACAAAATTACCAATAGTAAACCTTGAGTTTAGGTTCCTAATCCCGATAATCCGTGTTGCAATTAACGCAACATCAATCCTACCGGAGAATCCTATGACCGCACTTCGCCAAGAAGTCGCCTTCAAGCGCATCGACATTAAGCGTCGCGCCAAAGGTGAAGTCATGTCTCCGCGCCCGACGACAGGTGATCACAAGAAGATCGTCCGTGCCGCAACAGTGGAGACCGTTATTCGCAACGGTGAGCTTCTGTCTGAACTAGCCAAAATCTAAGCTTCACCAATGTCTGATGAGGTCGAATACCAAGATGGCTGTATCCGCAACCTTGATACTCAAGACCTCATCGACATCAACAGGTGGATGATTCAATCCTTTACCCCCCGCGAGCCGATAGGGGTTTTGAATCCTGAAAACCTAGAGATGGCCCAACAAAAGCCCACTGTCGTAAAGTACGTATGCCAAACTACCGACATGGCGCTTTTAGCAGCCGAGCTAATGCACGCCATCGCTCGCTTGCACGCATTCCATAACGCCAATAAAAGAACGGCAATAGCATCGGCCATTATCTTTCTTCGAATGAATGGCTACCAATGCACCCCACCGGTCGCGGAAGGCCTAAATATTTGCGAAGGCATTGTACTCGGCCACTATGAAACAGCCGAAGTAGCAGACTGGCTTGCCTCTCACTCATCCGCTTCAGATTCCGCAGGTCTTGCTCACGACACGATGTTTATGATTTTAGGTGAGCACTTCGACGAGCAGGATTGATTTAACGCCCCAGCCGCCACCATTAAAGAAACAGTTGGCCGGGGCAGAGCCTTAGTCGAGCATGATCACTTCAAAGGGGCTGGCTTTGCCGGCGGGGGTACGCAGCGCACCACTGAGCTGACCATTGATAAACTCATCGCTCATCAGGTCGGTGGCTTCGGAAGCGTTCAGCACGGCTTCATGCACGATCACCCGGGCCTTCTTGCCGGTGGCCAGGTTCTTGCCTTCCAGAATGATGTGGCGGGGTTTCTGGATTTCCGTGGCACCCAGCACCTGCGTGCCGGTCTCGCCGTTGTAGCCGTAGTCCACTTCCACTTCTGTGGCGGCACCCGCGTTCAACGCTTTGATGAGGCCGGCATCGGTGTCCACTTCCACGTCAGTACCAACCGCCAGGTTGCTACTGCCGGTGGTTTCAGTCACCTGGACGCTTTGATCATCGATGTTCGCGTGCGCCAGCTTCACCCACTGCCCTTCGATCAAGGTGACGGTTTCCGCCGTTACCGTGCCCGCAGTAACACTGTGGGCAGCACTTGTGCCCCCCAGCGCTTCGGCCAGCAGTTCCGCTGGCAGGGAATCAAAGGTGATGGCCATTTGCGCCGGATCACCGGGAATGTTCACTACATCCAGCGCCTGGCCGTAGGTAGCGGGTTGCTTGGAAATCCGGTTGCGCGCTTCAGTGCTTGGCGGGGTGAGCTCAAAGCTGGGGACGTTGATGGGGCCATTGAATGCGCCGATAACGCCCTGCTCTACCGGGGCAATGTAGACCTTGCCGGCAAAGATGAGGCCGGTGTCCTGGTAAGACATGCTGTTCTCCTTTGGCGCAGGGCGCCGATGGGTTGGGGTTTACGTTTTAGGTTCGAGGGTCATCTGGTAGCGAGCGGTGACGGTGAGCGCCACCCAAGCGACGGGATAACCGTCTTCGGGAATGTTGTATTCGGCATCGCCCACTTCACTGTCGAGCGCGTGGCCGTCGAGCTGTTCCGTGTTGTTGCGGTCGGCCAGGGCGTTTATCAGGTCGTGCAGGTGGCGTTGCAGTTTCAGGGCAACCCCTGCTTCGGCCTTTTCGGCCACGATGATCTGGTGTGACACTTCGCGCACCAGCCGCCCGCCACTGCTTTTACTGGCGCGGCGGTCATCACCCGGTTGCAGCGCGATAAACGGGAACGCCTGCTGCTGGTCCATCACTAGCGCGTGGGCCAGCCAGCCTTCGTACAGTTCGGCGCCCGCATCGCTGCTGTAACCGTTTGCGGTGGTGATGCTTTCCAGCCGCTGCCGGTACACGGCATAAATAGCTTCGCTGGGGATCATTCAAATGCCTCCAACAACAGACCGGCCACTTGCCGGGCGGCACGATCCTGCAGTTCCGGCGCAATGTCGTTACGCACGGACTGAAACACCTGGCTCACACTGGGGCCGTGCAGCACTTTGTAGGCATCGCGCCCTTGGCCGGTACGCACGGCAATGCCCTTGGCACCGCTGCCGCGCAGCCCGATAAAGAAAAACTTTGGCTCGGTATAACGCCGGCCGGGCTTCACCATGCCGGTAACGCCGCCATGCTTGGTGCTGCCTTTGCCACGGCGGGGGTGCTTCTTGGGCACCCGCAGGCCACGGCTTTCAAACCGGGAAAGCAACACACCACGACGGGTGGCCTGCACGCCTGCTTCCCAGTAATCGCCCTTCTGCGCGGGCGGCAGCACCCGCAGGTGCCGCCCGATGTACTGCTTACTCAATGCCACTTGCCCGCCGATAGCTGCTACCCCACGCTCACGCCCATGCTTGGCGGTATCGCTGAGCACGGTTTGCAGCGCCACGGCACTGTGCTTGCCGGTGAGCTGGGCCATGGCATCGAGCACGATTTTCATGTCCCGGGTGGCTTTGCTCATTGGGTCACCTCCACCACCAAGGTGGTGTCGTTGTCGCGCTCCAGGGTGTGCACCGTCCAGACTTTCCCTTTCATCGTGATCTTGTCGCCCCGGCGCGGGTACGGCCACGCGGCTTTGGGGTACTCGATATAAATCAGGGTGGCGATCAGGGCGTTCATGTCGTCGCGCACGTCGTCGTAATCCAGGGTGGCGACGGTTTCCGGGCTAGTGCCCCGCTCCGGCTTCAGTGGCCCGGCCGTGATGGTGGCCGGGTCACCGTAGAAATTGAAAACGGCGCCATCCAGCGCCGTTTTGTAGCCATCGAACTGGCTCATGGTTAGAAGCTGCTGTTCAGACGCACGCGGCAAACGACGTCACCATTCACACCGCCTTCCACAAACACGCCTACGGCGGTGTTGTCAGTGGATACGGTGGTGATTTCGCTGCCGTCCCAGTAAGCAGGATCGCCCACATCAGGTTCGTCGGCAGTGGTTTTGGGAAGCTCGAACACGCCACCGGTTTTCAGGGTGAGCTCTTCGTTAGCAGCCGCGTCATGCAACGCCACACCGAACAGAGAGCCCATAACAACCAGGTCACCAGAGGCGGCCAGGGCGGCAGCAATGACGGTGATGTTCTCGCCACGCTGGATGAAGTTTTTAGCCATGATTGC